ACAAAACTTGCTTTGCTCTTAGCAGTAGATCCCATATTGTTAGCACCATATCTAGGCATTCCAAAATCACCCATAATGCCGCCTTTCTTTCTGTAGTAAGTCAATAGGGTTAAAAACTGAGATTCGTCTAAATGCCAGTACAATTCCCAAACTTTTCGAAAGCCACCCTTGTTGCTAATATGTCTGGCAGATCTGCCGATATTACTGGCAATAGAATTGGTTGCGTATTCAAATCCAACTCGATTTGGCGTAGCTGTGTTTAAAACAGTTTCAAAAGATGTATCACTAGAAACCACTGGAGAGTATGTTGATGTTTGTGAGAACTGAGTTTGATAAGCGCTATAGTTAAAAAATACAGAACTTATCAATGTGATCTCGCCTTCATAAACTTGCGGCGCAATAACTGTAAACTTAAAGTCTTTAAACGCCCAAACAGATCCGCCAGCACCCAGCGTTGTATCTCTAAGATCATGAATCTCATCTGCATCAATAACAACTGTTGCTGAGTGATTAGCTTCGTAAGCTGTAACTAATGTGTCAAATTGTGCTTTGGTTAATCCAGAGTATTTGATTGACATCTCAATGGCAGGAATGCTATTTTTGACAATGCGCTGATTAGATCCATTGTTATACTCAAGCGCGTTGCCTTGCTTAATCCACTCTTCAACTCGGATCTTGCTATGGTTGGCTAAAATAATTGATGTTAAATTATTCATTTATGATGTCATTTGTATAGTGCGGCGAACTGATCCATTGCTCAGTAATGAGTTATTAATAATGGATTCAATTGTGTCGCGGTTATTTACCAGATAAGTATTAAAACTGCTGGCATCAATCGCTTGGACATTAAAGTTTATTTCAGCTCTTGTTACACTCCCGCCCATGCCGCCGCCTTTGCTATGATCAACAACAGTTTCATTTGGATGAAGTATTGCTGGGAATCCACCTCGGCCATCTACTCCTCCAGATCTAGAACCAGATCCTGTGTAGCCTCCGCCTTCAAAACCAAGCAGAGTACCAAGGCCACCGATAGCACCGACAACTGCTTTTCTAACTTGTATTCTTAATAGATCTGCCATGATGCCTTTGAACATAGCCTTCCAACTTGTTTTTACGCCCATGATCATATTCATAATTTGATCTTCAGTTCCTTTGATCAAGGCTGTTGTAGTCATAGTTGTTGCCTTAACAATGTCCATGGTTGCATCAGAATATGCTTCGAGAGCAACTTTGGCCGTATCTAACCATGTTGGCTCAAGCTCTTTATTCATATCACTAACCGCAGTTGTTGTAGTATCAGCCATCTTAATAACGCCTGTTTCCATAATTGCTATTGCTTCAACGCCTTGCATTAACAAATCTCGAAGATCTTCAAAATTTACTTTCATACTTGTCATGCCACCAGCTTGATCTAGCGCATCAATTTGAGCAGTCATGCCTGCAATGTCCGATTCCATTTTTGCTACAACATCTTCAGAAGTCATACCTTCTATATTGAAGAAATCTCCAAAGGCAGTTTTCCCTTTTGCTATTAATGCCATAGCTCTTTGAGGTGCATCAAATATGCTTTGACCTTTTTTTCCAGTACCAAAAAGTGTGTTATCTTTAAAATCTTCTAATACTTTTTTAGCCTCTTGAACATCTCTAGTTAAGATGTCGATCTCATCACCGAAACCTAAAGCGGCTTTCATATTTCTGACAAAATCTATAACACCATTTGAAATAGCTTCGATTGAATCTAAGATCCTCACTGCGGCCATAATAAACATATTGGCCATTGACTGAGCAATCGCGGCTATGCCGCCATCAGTTTCTTTAACTTTGAGCGTTATAAACTCTATAACCGCTTCTGTCAGATTTTCGATTGAAGGTGCAAGTGCGGCAACAGTTTGTGCAAAGGCTGAAGTAGCAAAAGACTTTAATCTTGTGAAAGCATCATTGGCGGCTTCAACGCCTTCGACAGTATCTTTACTCATAACAAGTCCTAGGAGTTCTGCTTCTTTCATGGCTTCTCTCATAGCACCACTGCCATCTTTTAAGACATTGACCATCTTCGCGCCTCGCGCACCAAAGAGCTTGTACATCAAATTAGTTCGTTCGGTTGTATCTCCTAGGCTCTGGGTAACATCTGCAACATCAGCTAAGACATCCATGACATCGCGCATAGATCCATCAGCATTAACTGCCGCTATGTTAAATTGCTTAAACTCATCAAGAGCTTCACCCGTTCCACCAGCAACATCTGCTAAATTGATCGCTAGTTTTTGCACAGCCTTATCTAACTGCACAGAAGCCAAACCACCAAGAGATGCGGCGTGTCTTAAAGCGCTTAGATTTTCAACACTAACGCCAATGGCTCTAGACATTTTTGCCATCTCATCAGTGGCATCCATAGATCTCTTAACTAAGAACCCTAATCCTGCAATACCAGCAACACTTACTAATCCAGTTTTCAATGAGAAAATAGATTTTGTAACTGACTTCATGGATCGACCAATAGCCTTAAACGCTCTCTTGGTTTTATCCTCTAATCTTATTACATATTTAGCTGTAGCCGCAGTTGCCATTAGTTCTTCCTTTTCATGTCAAAATAAGCCGCCCATATAACAATTTCAGTAGTGGGAAGCTCCCTTATTTCTTGCAAAGTTTTATGTAATACCTCTGCTAGTTGTAAGCAAATATGCAAGTCTGGATCTTCCCTTATTACTTTTTTGCATCATCAACTGTTAGTTCAGAATCAGCAATCTGCTCAACTATCTTTGAGATAACTTCAATGTCATACTCACGCATTAGTTCTGATAATTCACTTGGTTTCCAGATTGCTTTGCCATCTTTGTCTAAAGCTCTCATAATCAGCGACATACAAACAGATTCAACTATTTTTCCTTTGTCATAAAGACTCATGATCTGGCCTTGCTTAATGCCGCTTATTGCTGATTTATAGTATATTTTTTCACCCCATTCTGGAACATCAATACAGCCTAAGACTCCATTGATCTTGTCAGAAAATTGTGATTTCGCGTTCTCCTTTATACTCATATTAGACAGTTGCGTGCGAAAGCGCGCCTGTTCCTCTGAAGCTAAAACTAGCTGAAGTAATATCATCCATTGCCGCAGTGCGATCAATGCTTTCTACAATGACAGATCCAGTTAAATACTTATCACCAGAAGTCGTGCCTTCGTAATAAAATTTAATTGTTACAGTTGCTCCGACAGTTAGTGAAGTTTGTCCTGCATCAGTTTCATCTAAATGGCAATCAGCCGATCCAGAAAAACTAGTTGTGCCAGCAACAAATGTTTGTGCTGTTGTTGATAGAACGCTTGTATCAATCATGTTTGAGTTTTCAGTCAATGACCATGACTTTAACTCTCCCAATAATGTTGTGCCAATGTGTATAAGGCCTTCGCTTCCGATATGACTCGCCATGAATTACTCCTTGTTTGAGGGTTTAGTTGTTGGTTTCTTGTTGTCTGCTGAAGGGTTTTTCTCGAGAGTCCAGCCTCTCACTTCTGCGTTTCCTACTTGTGATGGATGCACCACAATCGGATCAGATCCTTTTTTATACATTGTTGGCATATTAGCTCCTATGCAATTAAAGTTGTTACATCAGATCTATTGACTCTATACATCGCCACAAAGCGCATAGTCATTAATCCATATGGCCTTTCGGCATCTCCAGAGAGTTCTACATCAGATCCCTCAAAGTCAAAATATTTACACTTGCCCGATAGTGTTTGATCACCACTTGCAAAAATTGCGGTTTCTACTTCTGCACTGATTGTGTCCAGAGTATCTTCCAAATTGTCAGTCGCTTTCGCTCTGATCTCAACCATAACGCTCAATGATCTAAATTGTTTTCCAGCGCTTTCTAGGCCTTCTTCTACTTCTTCGCTTAGCGTATATACCGATAGACATGGCAACACTGCATGATCGTATACGCGAGAATTATTAACAGCAGAACCAGTTGTTGTTAAACCAGTTAAGGTTGTAATCATCTGATCTCTGATCTCTTGTCTTGCGTGAGGCATTACTGTTGCTCTAAGACTAGACTTGTTAAGCCTGTCCCATCTGGTTGAACGCCTGCCACTTTGTAAGTGATCCCTTTAACTTGTATTGTTTGCTTAAAATTCAATCCTACGACATCTACCTCGGCACAAGTAAATACAGGCCTAACGCCTTCAATACCAAGTGCCTCGATAAACTGACTTTCCATTACGCCAGAAACTGTTTTAAGACCAATAGTTGCATCTTCAGCAAGCTCATCGCCGTCAAAAAATTCTGTAAGATCTTCTTTAAACATTATTTTTTAGCCTTTACCTTTGCTTTAACTTCAACAGCTTTGTTGCTCAAAATAAGAGCCGCCGCCATTTCATTGTTTACTTCAACAGTTTCACCTTTAGCATGACTCTTGCCTTTGATCCCAACTGCTGTGTTTAATATAACCTTCATTCTTATCTCCTATGAATTGGAGCTGAGCAAGGAGAACTCAACTCAGCTCCAAACTGTTTATGCTAATTAACCAGCGTTAGCATCTAACATTGCCGCGAACGACTGTGCATGACGAACTGCGATGTCAATGTCTTGTAAAGCAACAATTCTTACTGTGCCGCTTGCGCTTCCAGTAGAAGTGTCAACATTAATATCTAGTCCACCCCACATTCCGATCATCAAGTCATTCCAGTTACCAAAGATAATTGCAGACGATGCTGACTGATTACCCTTAGTTAGAGTGCTTGATACTTGGTTAGAAACTTCAGCTTGATAACCTCTCATGCTGTTTTGTCCTTCCCAAACGAATTGTGCAGTATTAGCCGCTTTCTCAGTAGTGAGTAGCTTGCCACGCACTTGCGCGTTAGTTAAATAAGCAAGTGAACCATTTGCCGCATTATCTTTAGCAACTTCTGTTTCTAATGCAACGATGTTTGCATAAGTCGGAGCCGCTCCGTTAGTCCCGCCTATGACATTTCCAATACCCGTAGTGGAAAGGATACCGCGAGGCATATCGTTTGCACCAGTACCATGGATAGCCGCAAGATCAATCGCAGTAGCCAAAGTTGTAGCAAGATCACTACGGATCAAGTTCTCAATATCGACAGAACTTTGAAGCAATAGTTTTCTGCTCAAATCACTAAATGCTCCAACGCACTTAGCTGACATTGCAACTTGTCTAAAAGTAGCGTTGCTCTCAGTAACAGCCGCGCTCTCAGCAACCCAGTAACTTGTTGCTCCAGCCGCCATTGCAGGAATTGCAACATTACCATTTAGGCCAGTCATCATAGTTGCGCCAAGATCCATAACTGTTAGTTTGTTTCTTAGTGCATCAATGAAAGAACCAGATAGCAAATCAGTGCTTACAGTATGTCCACCATTCGCAACAGTACCTACAGAAAGATCACGCTGTTGAACTTCAACTGGCATGAAGAAGCCTCTTGCTTCCTTACCTAACTTATCTGCTTGAGCGCGAGAAGCCTCAAGTTCGAAGCCAGCTTTTGACCAGTTATTTGTTGCTAGAGCGTTGATTGCACGAACCATTGAAAATGACTCAGCTTCTTTACGGCTCATGCCGATCTCTGGAGAGATAGCCGCTTTTGGCTTCTCTTTAGAAATAGACTCTAAAGCAACTTTACGGAAATCGTCTACTGTTAGACTGTTTCTTTTGTACTCGACAGCAGTTTCTGCAAGCTCTGGATGTTTCTTAGCGATTGCATCAATTTCTGCTGATCTTTGGCGATCCGCTTCAACAGCTTTGCGAGCGACTTCTTGAGTGTCGATCACTGGTGCTGAAACTACTGGATCAGTTTTTACTTCTTCTGACATTTGTTTCTCCACAAAATTTGTTATAGTAGTCATACTTTCACCTTCAACCGCTCGTGATATTCCCACAGAATTATCTGCACCACTGGATACGACTGAGATTTCGAACGGAGACCAACGCTTTGCAACATAGTATTCCTCGTCCTTAGTTGAACGCTCACTGTCAAGTTCCATCTCATCGATTCTGTAACCAACTGAGATGTTTTGACGAATGCCATCTATAACATCATTAAAAATTTCTGAGCCTCTAGCAGACTTTGAAAAACGGACTATCGCGTTTCCGCGCTTTCCATCTACCACCGCTTGCTCGACTCTTCCTATTTGATCGCTCATATTGTGATCCATTAAGAGAGGCGCACCATCGTTCAAACGCTCCAGATTCACAGACTCGGGCGAGTGATCTAACACTTCCATCCCAAACCAACGAGAAACTGGCATATCGCTTGAAAAGCTCAGTTGCACTGTTCGATTCTCTTCATCGATCTTTTCACGATCCAAATTAAAAACTCTGGAAAGGTTTCCAGTATTAATCTGTTTCATCTACTACTCCTTCTTCTTGACTTACACCATTTAGATTCAGTCCTTTTTCTTTAGCTAATTGTTGCTCATAAGCTAACTGATCAAAGACATCCTCAATATCACCACCCTGCTCAGAGATCACCTCAGAA